AAACAACTTGCCAAGAAAGCAAGGGGCGACAATCAAGTCGTGTCCTATGGCCCTGACCATCGCAGATACAAAGGAGATAACTGATGCGAGCCACTCTATTATCACAAACTATTGCTGACCTGTTCCCTTCAAAGCGAGCAGTGTCTATCGAAGGTGCTCCAGGTGGGGGCAAGACTACCATAGTGCAACAAGTTGCTAAGAATATGCACATTGGATTCATCGAGAAGCACATGCCTACTATGCTTGTCGAAGACTTTGGCGTTCCAGACATGGCATCACAGGGCAACATGTTTGCCTACAAGCTACCTGATTGGTTCCCAGCTGAAGGTCGAGAGGATATACCTGACGAAGGTATCCTGTTGTTCGATGACCGTAACCAAGCAGGCAATGACTTGCAGAAAGTTCTCGCCAACATACAACAGGCTAGGAACTTGCATGGTGTGCCACTGAAGAAGGGTTGGCAGGTTATCTCGACTGGTAACAGACAGTCAGACAGAGCAGGTGCTAACCGAGTGTTGTCTCATCTGCGTAACCGCGAGACTGTTATCGAACTTGAGACACACCTTGACGACTGGTGTTCATGGGCTATCGACAGCGGTATCAAGCCAGAGGTTGTATCGTTTATTCGGTTCCGCCCTAACCTGTTGCATGACTTTGATCCACAGCGTGACAGTAACCCAACGCCTCGTTCATGGGCTGAGGGTGTGAGTGATGTGCTTGGTATTGTTCCTGCTGAAGCAGAGTATGAGTGCTTCTCTGGTGCAGTTGGTGAAGGTGCAGCGGCAGAGTTTACAGGCTACCTGAAAATCTATCGTAAGTTACCTAACCCAGACAACATCATTATGAATCCCAAGACTGCTGATGTGCCTGATGACCCTGCTACTTTGTATGCACTGTCTGGCGCCATTGCAGAACGGGCTACTGAGAACAACTTTGAGCGTGTTTGCACTTATGCAGAGCGGATGCCGCCTGAGTTCTCAGTCCTTTCAGTATCGTATGCGGCTCGTAAGAAACCTGAACTGGCTTCAACGCAAGCGTTTACGAACTGGTCAATTAAACATCAAGACGTTTTGTTCTAAGGAGGACAACATGAAACTTTCAGATAAAGCGTTGCTTGTGCAACTCAATGTCTCTCAGTGGACTGCTCGTAAGTTAGACCGTAAGGCTACTGAGCAGGTTGCTAAGAACAACAACACATCATTGTCAGCAGGGCGGTATAACAAATCGCTACTGCCGATGAATGATTACCTTGCGAATGTGCATCAGAAAACCACGCTTATCCGCAAGAAATACTACGCCAATACCCTACCGTGGGGTATTGAAGGCACTCAGATGTTACCGTCTGCAAACTACCTAGCCTTTATGAATGAGTTTCGTAAAGAGAAAGGTGAATGGGAATCACTTGTCAGTAAGTTCTACGATGAGTATCCGAGACTGCGGACAGATGCTGAGCGCTTTCTTGGTGACCTGTATAACAAGGCTGACTACCCACCACTGCATGAGTTACAGCGTAAGTTCAAGATGGACTTGGCTGTGTTCCCTGTTCCTGCCGATGACTTCCGAGTGGAAATATCTGACCATGAGTTGTCACGCATACAGCAGGATGTCGAAGCCCGAGTTCAAAGCGCGGCTAAGACTGCAATGGATGAGGCATGGCAGAGATTGTTTGACCGTGTGAAACACATGGCTGAAAAGCTAGCCGACCCAAAGGCTGTGTTCCGCGATACTTTGGTCGAGAACACAAAGGATGTATGTTCGATACTGAGTAGGTTGAACTTTACCGATGACCCTAACCTTGAGGCTATGCGCCAAGAGGTTGAGCAATCATTGGCTAACAATCACCCCGAAGCGTTGCGTAATAACCCTGACCTACGCCGTGACAAAGCGGCTGAGGCTAGCGACATTATGAAACGCATGGGTGCTTTCATGGGAGTAGCAAATGACCCTAGATGAAATCGAAAACCTATGGCAGACACGCAAGACTGCAATGGATGTGTGGCATGACCGTATGCACGAGATGCCTATGCACTTACTCATAGACTTAGTGCTTGAGTATATCCCACATGGCACTGCTGTGAAGATACTCAGTGACATCCAGAAAGACATCAATGAATCCATAGAGGAGGAAACTAATGGACATAGAGAAAAGACTTAGTAAAGCGAAGACCGCTTTAATCTTAGAGCATCCGTTCATTGGCACAATCGCTATGAACATGCCATTCATAATCGACGAAGACATACCAACTGCTTGCACTAATGGTAAAGAGGTTCGGTTCAACCCTGACTTTGTTGCCAAGCAAAACGATGAGGAACTTAAGTTTCTTGTAGCACATGAGTGCTTTCACCCAATGCTTGAACATACAACACGCAGAGGTGAGCGCGATGGATTCCGTTGGAATCAAGCAGGTGATTATGTAATCAACAAACTGCTGAGTGATGAAGGCGTAGGCAAAATGCCGCAAGGTGGCTTGCTTAGTGACGACATCTACAACGCAGGTAACGGCACAAGCGATGGCATCTACAACATACTGCCCGAGACACCCGAAGATGGGCAGGGTTATGGTGGTAATGGGCAACCATTCGATGATGTGCAAGACGGTGGACAGACACCTGCGGAAATCTCACAGCAACAAGCTGAGTGGAAAGTCAAAGTATCTCAAGCGGCACAAGCCGCTAAGATGATGGGCAAGATGAGTGCAGGACTTGAGCGTCTAGTCGGTGCTGTGCTTGAGCCTAAGATACATTGGGCTGATGTGCTTCAGCGGTTCATTGTAAAGCAACGGACTGATGAGCGTTCATTCACAAGACCTAACCGTAGGTTCATACAACAGGGTTTGTATCTACCTAGCATTACAGGTGAGGTGCTTGGTGAACTAGCGTTCTGTGTCGATTGCTCTGGTTCAATCGGGCAAGATGAGATTGACCAGTATGCCGCAGAGATAATCAAAGTAGCCGAAGACCACAAACCTAAGAAGCTACATGTTATCTACTTCGATAGTGAGGTATCTCACTATGACTGCTACGAGCAGGATGACTTGCCTGTAATCAAACCGCATGGCGGTGGAGGCACAGCATTTAGTCCTGTGTTCCAGTATATGCAAGATAACGACATCAACCCTGTCGCTTGCGTGTTCTTAACTGACCTTTGTTGTAATGACTTTGGGGATGCACCTGACTACCCAGTCTTGTGGGTGTCAACACATTCTGACGAAGCTCCATTCGGTGAGGTCGTAAAGATGGAGTTGTGATATGGGCAGACTAAAAGATTTCCTCATGGATGTTGAGGAGAGGTTCTATCTCTACAAAGATAGACACACCAAAGAAGAAGTAATCAAGTTGATACGCCAAGACTTTGGTTACTACGGCGCAAGACATGCCGAAAAACTATTCAAAAATTTTGAAGAAGGAGATGATAATGGCGACAGTTAGATTCAGTGATACCCTCAAAGACACAATCCGCACCAATGCTAAGCTGATGTTCAAGCAGAACATTGAGAAGGCTAAGGCGGATGTGCCTGCACATTGGGCTGATAAGATTTATCAGTCTTTCTTTCCTGCTGATGTGATTGCTAAGTTCAACGCACTGCCAGACTACGCAATGGACAGTAGAGACAGTGTTACCTTCCAAGGTTTTCACAATGCCCCTGATGATGTGTTCCAGACTGCGGCACACAAGCAGAGTGCATACAAAGTCAAAGATGAGATAAAGCTATCGTTCAGCAAACCTATGCGTTGGCCTTACAAACTAGATGAGACTGTTACAGGCTTTAAGTTTCAATGGCGTGATGGCTCTGCTGACTACAACGATAGTCGGTGGGCATGGCTAATCCCTGAGTTCAAAGAGTATGTGCGTGGCATATTTGAGCAGGAGTCTAAGCAAGAGTCTTTCCTTGAGGGTGTGAACAAACTCATGGAAACATATTCCACGCTAGCACCTGCCCTCAAAGCATGGCAACCCTTATGGGATTTGCTAGATGAGGATACCAAAGAGCGCCACAAAAAGATTGTGGAACGCAACCGTAAGGGCAATAGCGACCTTGATGTTGACCTCAACAGTATGACTGCGGCTGTAACATTTTCAAAACTGACACGATAAGGAGATAGGAATGAGTTGGTTAACACCAGAAGCAAGAACCGTAATGAGCTACGCTCAAGCTAGCGCATTGTGGTCTAAAGTTCGTAGCCCTGCGAAGGGCAAGCCTATCACTGGTTGGCTACGAATGTATAAAGTCGATGATAACTTTGAGTTCAGAGCAACAGGCTACGGCTCAACACCTCTTGGCACACTAACACCTGACAACAAGTTCACATTTACTATGTCAGCTGAAGAAATATCTCGTCATGCACAGACGTTAGTTGGTTCTTTATATAGATGGTTGCCGTTCTCATTGATGCGACATCGCAAAGGTTTGTATCGTGTTGCTCACACTACACCACTACTAAAAACGCTAGAGGCTAAATCTAATGGCACTAGCTATGGTTTCTATGGTGAGTATGCACCGCTTATGCGGCAACAACCTTCCTACTATGGAGGCATACAGTTCGACATGGCGAGTGGAGAATGTCTTAACCCTCGCCCTGACGATAAGCTGATTGAGATTCCTGAGAAGCGCAAAGAGTGGCGCAAGGCATTGACTCAGTTCAAGCGTGGTATGAAAGCTAGGGTTCGTGTTCGTGCAATGGATGGCATCATTGACAAGATGTGGTCTGAGCGTAACCAATCTAATCGTTGGGATCATAGGCAACCAGACTGGTCATCTTCTATGTGGATCGACAAGCTAGAGCAAGCAATGCGTGACAACGAGTTCCCGCAAGAGTTGCTGATGGGCATCGCCCAGACTAGCCACACTGGTTATTACATGCAGATCAAACCGACTGGTGCAGATGTCCTCAAAGCAGTAAATAAGATATGCAATGACAACAGTATCGAGTTGCGTAGACGGTTCGGTGTCTTCAAGAAAGAGTGGCAACAAGAACTTGGAGACGCGTGATGACTGTCATCGTATGGGATAGCGAGACTTTGGCTACTGATAGACAGGCTTCCGATGGGACTCATAAATGGGAAGCATCGAAAGCATGGTATGCAAATACTGATATGTTTGGTATGTGTATTATCACAGGTCATGGTTTTGCTAACGAGATAGTAAAACAAAGGGAGTGGATAAAGAGGGGGGCTAGTCCAACGGACTGGTCTTCCAATCCTATGGGCGCAGAGATGGTAGTAGTAAATAAAGAAGGCGTCCATGTATTCCATCCCGAATCCCCTCACCCTGTGTTCAGGGGTAACAAACCATGTGCGTTCGGCTACGGTGCTGACTACGCATACGGTGCATTAGCAATGGGTGCTAGTGCAGAGCAAGCGGTGCAAGCCGCGAACATCTACTCTTTACACTGTGGTAAAGGTGTGGAATGTTTTAGTCTGGTAACTAAAGGAGAGCCTAATGGCAAAAAATATTAAAAAGAAAGATAAGGTATGGGCATACCTTCTCAAAAACAAAACTGCTACACCTGCGGAGGTAGCTAAAGCAACAGGGGTTTCATACCCCTATGTGTATAAGCTGATGAAAAGTATTGGCACACCCAAAGAAGTCTTTGAGGCTGAAGCAAGGAAGGAGGTGGCGTCTGAAAAGACGCCTCGGTTTCGCAGCGAAGTCCTCTTCACCGCAGAAGAACTCATTGACGGACAAAGAGAAGAAGAACACGGGTGTGCGCACTGTAACTTTAACTCAATCTCTGGTTTGTGGAGTAGCTATCTTGGCTATTATATTGACCCTGACTCTGTTCCTATGATGCTTTTACTGCTGAAAGTAGCACGCCAAGCACAGAACTCATCGCACATAGACAACTATGTTGACATGTGTGGGTATGCGGCACTGGCGGCTGAGGCTAGTAAAGGACAACATGAGGACTAGGGTATGGATATAGTAACCATTGACTTTGAAACCTATTACGACAGGGATTTTTCGTTGTCGAAGATGACAACAGAAGCCTATGTTCGTGACCCTCGCTTTGAGGTTATAGGTGTCGGTGTCAAGGTGAACGACAATCCTACCGATTGGTACAGTGGTGCAAATGTGGGTGAGTTTCTTAACTCGTTGGACTATTCCGACAAGGCGATACTCGCCCACAACACTGTGTTTGATGGGGCTATCTTGTCATGGCTATACGGTATCAAGCCTAGATTCTGGTTCGATACTTTATCTATGGCAAGACCCTTCCATAACTCTACGGTAGGCGGTTCACTGAAAGCATTGGTACGCCACTATGACTTGGGTGAGAAAGGTGATGAGGTAATCAACGCACTCGGCAAACGCAGGGCGGACTTCACACCAGAAGAACTTGACAGGTACGCAAGCTACTGCATCAATGATGTAGACCTGACATATAAACTGTTCAACATAATGAAGCAGAAGTTTCCTGTTTCTGAACTGATGGTCATTGATCAGACTTTGCGTATGTACACCGAGCCTACTGTTGAACTCGACACGGAAGTGCTTGAGCAACACCTTGAGAAGGTAAGGAACGATAAGCGGAAACTTATTGACGACCTAGCTTTGTCTGGATTGAGCGAGGCTAAAGTCAAGAAAGCTCTGATGTCTAATCAAATCTTTGCGAAGCTGTTACAGACGGTGGGCGTTGAGCCTCCGATGAAGACTAGCTTACGGACTGGCAAGCAGTCGTTTGCGTTTGCCAAGACCGACAAAGAGTTTACTAACTTGCTAGAACATCCTGACGTGCGTGTGCAGAATCTCGTGGCCGCCAGACTAGGAACAAAATCTACCATTGAGGAAACGCGCACGGAAAATCTAATGAAGGTTGCCGAGCGAGGGCGACTGCCCATCATGCTCAATTATTATGGGGCGCACACAGGCAGGTTTAGCGGTGGCGATAAGCTGAACCTACAAAACTTGCCACGCAACGGTGCGATTCGGACAGCACTGACCGCCCCACTTGGTGAGGTGTTAGTAGCTTGTGACTCATCACAGATTGAGGCGAGGATGGTGGCTTACATTGCAGGACAGGACGACTTGGTGCAAGCCTTCCGAGAAGGGAGGGATGTATATAGTGAGTTCGCCTCTGAGGTCTACGGACGCAAGGTCACTAAGGCTGACAAGATAGAACGCTTTGTTGGCAAGACTTGTATCTTGGGGCTTGGCTACGGAATGGGTGCGGTAAAGTTCCGCAATACTCTGGCACTTGGACAAGGTGGTATCTCCGTTGATGTGGATGAGAACGAAGCCGAGCGTATTGTAAGGTTGTATCGTCAGAAGAACCACAAGATTGTATCCCTGTGGAACAAATGTGGACATGCTCTGACAGGTATGGTGTCTGGTGGTAGCGGTAATATAACAGACCTGTTGCCATACGATAGCGAGGGCATACTGCTTCCTAACGGATTGCGTATTACATACGCAGGGCTGAGGCAGACATCCGATGGCTTTGAATATATCAACGATGCCCGAACCTACCGCAAGCTAGCGCAGAAGCGAGTGATGGGTGACGCTGATGTAAAGGTTGATTGGACTCGTATATACGGTGGTAAGGTTACAGAGAATATAGTTCAGGCGTTGGCTAGGATTGTAGTAGCCGAGCAGATGGCGGCAATCGGGCAGTCATATCATGTAGCGTTTCAGGTGCATGACGAAGTAATCATCACGGCCCCGGAAACAGACAAGACAATCGCACGAGAATTTGTTGAGAGGCAAATGTCGAAGCCCCCGCGTTGGGCGCAAGACTTACCTGTCGCATGTGAGTCAGGGATTGGCTATAACTATGGAGACGCAAAGTGACTGAGATTAAAGAAGTTGCTGACAATGTTGGCAAGCGTAATAAGAAGAACGCCCTTGATGTACTCAAGGATGTTGAGCAAGCGGTAAACGAAAGCGATAGGGTTGGTGACATCGTTGTGATGCTTAAGATAGACGGTGCATATGTGCGTTACTCGTCTAAGATTAACGATACAATGGGGTTAATTTCTTTCCTTGAACTTATGAAACATGACTGCTTGCGCAGGATGACAGGCTGAGTTACAGTTGAAGGGCAGATAAAACTTTACCGCCAGTGGCGAACACCGCCCTTGCGGTGCTTACCTATGGAGGTTGGATGGCTTTAACACATTCTTTCTCAGCGATTAAGCTGTATGAGAACTGCCCTAAACGGTATTACCACCAGAGAGTAGCCAAAGAAGTACAAGACGAAGGTGGCGAAGCTAGCAAGTATGGCGAGCGTATCCATGAGATGCTTGAGAACAGGTTGGTAAACGAGAAGGTACTACCTGCTGAAGCTGAGAAGTACGAGATACTTTGTAAGACCATTGAGAAGATGGCTGACGG